AACACTGGTAGTCGAAGAAGATGCTGTGGTTCAAAACATCATGATGCTTGAGCACGCACTGATGAATCTCGCTGAGATGTGCGAAGTTGATGAAGAGGAATTCAACAACCGCATAGCAAAGTACTACCCCTTCACCCAAAGCCTTGATGACTTACTCGCTGATGTAATCGCATGGCGTGAGTCACAAGAGGGAGGCTAACCATGAAGATACTTATCCTCTGTGAATCAAGTGGCGTTATGCGTGAGGCATTCCGTAGTGCTGGTCATGACGCATGGTCAAACGACCTGCTACCTGCTGACACGCCGACTGACTACCACATACAAGGTGACTGCATCGATGTACTCAAGTCCAACGAACGCTGGGATCTGATCATCATGCACCCTGAATGTACTGCGCTGTGTGTATCTGGCAACGCGCACTATGGTACTGGCATGGCGAAGCATGATCTTCGCTTGGCTGCCATTGATTGGACGATGAAGCTTTGGCACTTAGCCACCACTGTATGTGACAAGGTATGCATGGAGAACCCAGTAGGGGTCTTACCGATCAAGCCTACGCAGTATGTTCAGCCCTACCAATTTGGTCATGCTGAATCCAAGAAGACTGGTTTGTGGTTGCATGGCTTACCGCCCTTGACCCCCACCAACATCATAGACAAGCCAGAGCGTGGGTACTGGGACAACCAGACCCCCTCTGGGCAGAACAAACTTGGCCCTAGTGAAACCCGCTGGAAGCAAAGATCTCGCACCTACGAGGGCATAGCTGCTGCATGTGCAGAGCAGTGGTGTTCTACGTCTACGTCCACACCTACATCCACACCTACATCCACACCTACATCCACACCTACATCCACACCTACATCATCAACCAAAGGAAGCTAACCATGAGCGATACGAACAACACTGCCGATCCCATTTTCCTGATCAACCTAACCATCATTGAGCGTGAGTTACTGTTACGCATGATGAGTTCATCAACCGATGACCCGCGCATCCATGGCCTGATAGGCACATGCTTCTGGTCGCAAGCCCACACCAAGGAAGAAGAAGCCGCACTCAAGTCCGCATGGACATCACTTCAAACAAAGGTTAATGAGCTACCCAATGCCGTCGAACTATACTGATCAACCTGCATCAACCACCTCACTCACCTCACCTACCTCACCACCTACCCCAGATGAAACCGAATGGGGTGGGCTGCGTGAGAACTCTGCTGACATACACAAGCACCGTGTCCTGCGTGATTTCAAGTGCGAGTGGTGCGGTGAACCATTCAAGGCTCACCACCCACTGTCTAGATTCTGTAGTGCAAACCATAGGCTCAAGGCATTCAGGTCACAGCAACCTGTGAAGTTACCTAAGCCTAAGCGACTTACTGAACTAATGCGTAAGGGCAAGATGTTCAGACCACCTAGGCACCTTGTCTAGTCCTCCTCACCATCCTCGTGCTCTTCGGAGTCGAGGACTTCATCATCATCCTCCCCCTCATCATCATCCCACTCCTCAATCTCTTGCTCTTCTTCAACCAACTCCTCCTCGACTTCTTCTTCCACCAACGCCTCCTCAATCTCCTCCTCAACCTCCTCCTCACTCACCACCTTCTCCATGAGCACAGGCGCAAGCTGGTTCTTATCGATCAACGCCTTGAGTCTTGACTCAACCTCTGACCTATCCATCTGATCAATACGCCCATGCTTGATCTCTTTCTTATCGACCATCAGCCCTGCTAACTTTGCCCTGCCTAATTCTGCTGTAACTGCTGCACCATACGACCCATCCTCAACTGCCGCATCCCTGATCATCTGAAGATCACGCGCAACCTTCTCAAAAGTAATCTCATACTTCTTCTGGTTGGTTTCCTGTAGCTCTCTAATCTTATTCTGAACGTGCGTATATCTGGGATCATTAAGAAGCATTGAAGCCGACTGTGTTGGCACTGAGTAGCCTGCACGAAACGCACACTCTGTATTGGTCAGGTCTTGATAAACAAATGCTTGAATGAACGCCTGTTGCTTCTTCGTAAACGGACGCTCCTTAAACTTTGCAATCGCATGCCGCTTAGGACTATTCAGTATGTCAGTGTCAGCATCATACTCATCCTCACTCACCTGTTCCGCACCCAACAAATCACTACTCATAATTAAAACTCCAAAATTTTTTTTCTTTTCCTACCCCTCTTCTAAGAAGGGAGTAAGGGGGTGTCCCGTAGGGGAGATATTTATATCTCTCTCCCCTTCTTTAGAAGTGACCCTATGACCCTATGACCCACCCTTATAAATCAAGGACTTAGGTAGGGGTAGGGTCAAGGGTCAGGCAGGGTCACGCTGACCCTATGACCCACCGTGACCCTACTATATAAATCAATGACTTAGGTGACTTATCCACAGGGTAGGGTCAATTTCAAAAAACCCCCGTGACCCTACGCTTTTAGGGTATCCAGGCACCCGCGCAAACCTCGAAACTACATTAACTTTAGGGTCTAAGTGTGTCACCACGCCCAACAGTTTCATTACGCCCACCCCTACCATTCGGCCCCTTCGCAGGCTCAACCTTCGCCCTATGATCGGTCACATACAGTACGTTTTTGCCACAGTGACGGCACCCGCTGTAGTCCATGCCTGGGTACTCAGCCACATAGTATTGGGCCTCACACGAGATGCATTCAATGTGCCATTCGTTGTTCACCACTACCTTCATACGTCCTCCTAACCCGACTGCCTAGGCCCAGGCCAAGACGTTCTGTTGATCAACCTAGTCACCACTAATGGGGTGGTTTCCATGCGTTGTGCGATCTTGGAACAGGGAACACCACCGTACTGCATGCTCAAGATCTCTCGCTTCTGTTCTTCGGTGAACTTATCTGTCACCACGGACTTAAGCTTATATAATATGTAATTCTCATGCGCTAATTCCTGCGCTTTAATCGCAGATATAAACATGTTACTCGCCGCCCGTTCACTCACCATACTATCACTCACCTGATCATCCTCCGTTGCTTTGTTTACTTACCTGTTGCTTGTGTTGCTTGTATCGCTGACATCAATCCTTCCACAGACTTTGTGAGCTTCCTGATATCGGCTGTGTTCTTACCTATGGTCTTGGCTAAGAACCCCATTGACTCGCTGAGATCCTCGTTTGCCCTGCTCAACACACCCAACTCCTTTATTGTCCCAACGAACTCCTCGATGAGATTCTCTTCTACCTCTGCTTCTAGAGTTACCTTTGCCATACTTTCATGCTCCGCTCGCGTATCTATTTACCATCTGTTAAGGTGCCTTCACCCCGTTGCTTTGTGGGTTCCCGTCATGTGCTTTTTTCTCACCATCTTGGCACCGCTGGCGGGATTTTTTTTGCCCGTCTTATAACAATCTTGTGGCTAACACTGCCGCCAAGCCTGCAACCGCACCAGTACATAACACCATTGCCGCTATCTTAACGCGCAGGTACACCAGCATCAGACTCTCTTGACCACTCATCTTAACTTCTTTCGGCGCAGGTACTACTTCCGCCTTGGCTACAGGCTCAACAGGTTTAACAGGCTCAACATCCCGCTCAACAACCACATCCTTCATCTCAACCTGCTTAAGGTTGAACTGCACAGGCTTGTCTTTCTTGTCCACATACGTCTTATCGACATCCTTCTTAGCCCTATCCCACGGGGCAACAGGCAACTCACTCACAGAAAACTTCTTAAGCTTCTTACCTGTAACCACCAACTGCTTTCTTCCACGCATGTTACTTAACACAGTACCCAGTTGATCACGGCTGACTTCTCTGCCTCTATGCTTCAACTCTAGTACGATTGCTTTGCGGGTTATAGGTCTACCCGCATCCCGCATCACCTCATACACCCACTTACTTATCTTTGGTCGCTTTGCTTCGTTCATTTTAATATCCTTTATCTTGTATTTGCTTTGGGCTTAAGACGTACCTTTAATCTAAAGATCTTCACTCTGTACTCTTATCACCATGGATTCATATTTTTCTTTAGTTGCCAGATTGCGTCTTGCAACAAATCCAATTGAACAATCCTATGTTCTTCGTAAAAACTATTACCCAACCTTATGAATCCTTCTTCGCCTGACCAATAAATTTCACCCATCTTTGTCATATCTGGACTGTCCATCACTCTTCCTCCCATGGTCTTGTCATTTCATTTGCTTCAAGGTAATGCCACACCGCCTTGCCTGGAACGGCATGCGTCTTGACTACACTACCTTTATATTTCTGAACATAAGACACCGCCTTCTGCCCAGCCTTATCACCACTGGACATCTTGGCCTTACTCAAAGCCTCCTTGGCCAGCAGTTCTAATTCTTTTCTCTTATAAAACGTGGTGCTACTCATGGCATCCACCACCACATTGGCAATGGCTACCTCATCATCCTCTGTCAGTTGGGGCTTGATGTTGCGCTGCATTAAGTCTGATACCTTCCACATGCCATCATCAAAGTCGAAGCTTGCTAAGTGCTCTTTAGGCTCCATGGCATTACGCGCTTCATAGAACACGCTCACGTTTGATTTCTCACCACCCAGCTTGATGCCACCACCAAACCAACCAGCGAACACGGAGCCACCACGCGCTGACATGAACGTCTTATCATCTGCCCGTTCCTTGCCTGTATGGTGGGCTATGATCACTGTGACGTTGTGCATATCCAT